GGCTGGCGCACGCAACATGAGCTGGTGCTCTTCGGCGCCCGCTCGCCCGTCGCGTTCGAGCCGCAGTTCGCCCAGGGCAACGTGATCACCTCCAAGCGCACCGGCAACCCGCTGCACCCCACCCAGAAGCCGGTGGACCTGCTGGCGAAGATCCTGGCCGTCACGTCCATGGCGGACACGGTCTACGACCCGTTCACCGGCTCCGGCTCGACCCTGATCGCCTGCCAGCAGGAGGGCCGCCAGTTCTTCGGCATGGAGCTGGCCCCGGCCTATGTGGACGTGACGGTGCGCAGGTGGCAGGAATTCACGGGCGAGGCGGCGACGCTGGAGCGCACGGGGGAGACATTCGCGCAGCTTGCGCCTAGCCTGCCCGTCGCAGGGGAAGACGATGCAGCGTGGGCCTAAGCCGAAACCGACCAATTTGCGGCTGCTGCAGGGGGCGCCGCCCCGCCGCGGCGAGGGCGCCGAGCCCATCCCGCCACCGTCCGACCAACCGAAGGCCCCGCCATGGCTGAACAGCTATGCGCTGGAGGAATGGGAACGCCTGGCGGACGACCTCTACGGCATGGGGATCCTGACCGGAGTCGACCAGACCATGCTGGCCGCCTACTGCATGGCCTATGCCCGGTGGCGGCAGGCCGAGGAGGACCTGCAGGTCATGGCCGACGCGGACCCCCTGACCCACGGCGCGCTGCTGAAGACCAAGGAAGGCAACGCGATCCAGAACCCGCTGGTGGGCGTGGCCAACGTCGCCCGGCGCGACATGGCCCGCCTGGCCGCCGAGTTCGGTCTGTCGCCATCCAGCCGCACGCTGATCGATGCCGGGAAGCGCGGCGAGCATGATCCAGTCGCCAGCCGCTATTTCGGGCGCTCATAAGGACCCCGTCACGGCCTATGCCAAGGCCGTGCTCTCCGGCCAGATCCTGGCTGGTCCGCACGTCCGCGACAGCTGCCGCCGCCACCTGCGCGACCTGCGCGAGGGCTACAAGCGCGGCCTGGTCTGGGACGTGCGTGCGGCGCGCCACGCGATCGAGTTCTTTCCCGACGTGCTCACCGTCGAGGAAGAGGGCGAGACGGTGCCCTTCCACCTGCTGGACTGGCAGGTGTTCGTGGTCGGCAGCATCTTCGGCTGGAAGACCCGCCGCGGCCGCCGGCGCTTCACCCGGGCCTATGTGGAAGGCGGCAAGGGTTGCGGCAAGTCGCCGCTGGCGGCCGGCATCGGGCTGATGATGCAGGTGGCCGACCAGGAGGCGAAGGCGGAGGTCTACTCGGCCGCGGGCAAGAAAGAACAGGCCCACATCCTGTTCCAGGACGCGGTCAGCATGGTGGACAATTCGCCGCTGCTGCGCACCCGCCTGGCGAAGAGCGGAAAGAACCCGGTGTGGCAGCTCACCCACCGGCCGTCGGGGTCGATCTTCAAGCCCCTGTCGGCCGACAAGCAAAAGTCCGGCCAGCGCGTCCATTGCGGCCTGGTGGATGAGCTGCACGAGCACAAGGACCGGTACACCGTCGACATGCTGATTGCGGGGTTCAAGGGCCGCCGCCAGCCGCTGCTGTTCATCATCACGAACAGCGGCTTTGATCGCAACAGCATCTGCTGGGAGTGGCATGAAGACGCCATCGCCGTGGCCGAAGGCCTGCGCGAGAACGACCGGCTCTTCAGCTATGTGATGGCGCTGGACCTGGAAGACGACCCGCTCACCGACCCCAGCTGCTGGCCGAAGACCAACCCGGGCCTGGGGATCACCACCACGATCGAATATCTCGAGGACCAGGTCCGCGACGCCACCCAGATCCCGGGCCGCGAGAACGGCGTGCGGCGCCTCAATTTCTGCGAATGGACCGACGCCGACCTGGGCTGGATGACGCGCGGCGCCTGGATGGCCTGCGAGGAAGACCTCACCCTGATGCAGGCCGCGGCGCCGAACCTGATCGGCGGCGGCCAGGCCCTGGGCGTGGGCTTCGAAGGCGCCGAGCTCTACGCCGGCCTCGACATGTCGTTCTCATTCGACCTCACCGCGTTGGCCTTCGTCTTCCCGGAAGCCGACCAGCTGCTGGCCTGGATCGAATACTTCACCCCGATCGACACGGCCGAAGAGCGCGAGAAAAAGGACCGGGTGCCCTACCGCCAGTGGATACGGCAGGGCCTGATCCACGGCGTCCCGGGCAAGATCATCCGCAAGGAACACATCGCGCGCCGCATCGGCCAGGTGCGCGAACAGTTCGACCTGCGCTGGGCGGCATATGACAACTACGCCCACAAGGCCCTGGCCGACGAAATGGCGGAGCTGGGGGTCACGGCGCCCTGGATCGAACACCCCCAGGGCTTCCGCCGGGCGGGCACCCTGCCGTTCCCCAGGTTCAAGGCGCCCGACGGCGGCAAGGTGGACAACCCGCTCTGGATGCCCGACAGCGTGAACCAGCTGGAGGGCGCGATCATCGACCGGACCTTGCGTGTGCAGCCGTCGCCCGTGACCCGGTGGCAGGTGTCGAGCGTCGTGATCCGCAACGATCCGGCCGGCACGGGCAACCGCGTATTTGACAAGGCCAAGGCGGTGGGCCGAATTGATGGCATAGTCGCCCTCGCGATGGCGGTCGGCGCGGCCAGGATGCGCCTGCCGATTATGAATCTTTCGGGCTTCCTCAACTCGCCGGTGATGACGAAATGAACACCCCCGCCACCCGCGCCCAGGTTCCCGCCCGTCGCAAGTCCACCCTGACCTCCTTCCTGGGCCAGCGGATCAAGCTGACCGACCCCAGGTTCTGGGCCAGTTTCTTCGGCGGCGAGCCCTGGGCGGGCGAGGTGGTGACGCCGGCGGCGGCCATGCAGATCTCCGCCGTCTGGGCCGGGATCCGGCTGACCGCCCAGACCATCGCCAGCATGCCCAAGGGGGTATTCGAGGACACGGCGAACGGCCCGGTGTCGGCGCGCGGTGGCCCCACCGACCTGCTGATCCGGGTGAGCCCGAACGAAGACCAGACCCCCATGGAGTTCTGGGAACAGGTGGTGGGCTGCGCGGAGCTGGTCGGCGACGGCTTCGCCCGCAAGCATATGATCGGGCGGCGCACCGTCGCCATGACGCTGATGGACCCCATGCGCACCGACCCGCGGCGCAACGTCGCCGGCGGGCTCGAGTACCGGTACACCGACGACAAGGGCAACCTGCTGATCCTGCCGCCCAGCCAGGTCTTCCACCTGAAGGGCTTCGGGCTGGGCGGCGATCGCGGCATGTCGACGGTGAGCTATGGCGCCCAGGGCATGAGCCTGGCGCGCGCCGCCGAGAAGGCCGCGGGCAAGCTGTTCAAGTCCGGCCTGCGCAGCTCCGGCTTCGTGAACACCGGACAGGTGCTGGAAGAGCCCGACCGCGAGCGGCTGGGGAAGATCCTCGACCAGTACACCGGCGCCGAGAAGGCCGGCGGGATCATGCTGCTGGAAGGCGGCATGACCTACACGGCCTTGTCGATGAGCTCCCAGGACGCCGAGCTGCTGCTGACCCGCAAGTTCCAGATCGAGGAAATCGGCCGATGGTTTGGCCTGCCGCCCATCCTCCTGGGCCATGCCGTGGACGGTCAGACCATGTGGGGCTCTGGCGTCGACTCCATCATCCAGGCCTGGCTCACCCTGGGCCTTAACCAGCGCCTGGTGCGCATCGAACAGGCGATCGCCAAGCGGATCATGACCGCCGAAGAGCGGGCGCAGTTCTATGTGAAGTTCAACTCGGACGCCCTGCTGCGCGTCAACAGCGCGGCCCGCGCGTCGTTCCTGGCCACCATGGTGCAGAACGGCATCCTGACCCGCGACGAAGCCCGCGAGCTGCTGGAGCGCGGCAAGATGCCCGGCGGCGACCAGCTGACCGCGCAGGTAAACCTTGTCCCGCTGACCGCCTTGGGGCAATTATCCGACCCAGCGGCGGGCGCAAAGGCCGCGCTCCGCTCCTGGCTTGGGATCGAGGACTCCGAACATGAAGGCCATCGCCTGGACTCCTGACCCCGCCCGGTTCGGCCGCAAGGATGACGGCCGCACCGACACCGACTTGCTGGTGAAGGCCTCGCACGGCGAGCTGCACGTGAAGGAGGACGGCCAGCCGGGCGAGATCGCGGGCTATGGATCGGTGTTCAACGCGGTGGACAGCTACGGCGAGACGGTCATGCCGGGCGCCTTCGCCAAGTCGCTGAAGTCCTGGACCAAGGCCAAGCGCCCGATCCCCATGCTGTGGCAGCATCGCAGCGACATGCCCATCGGGGTCTGGGACACCTTCGCCGAGGACAACAAGGGCCTGAAGCTGGAAGGCCGGCTCAACCTCGAAACCCAGCGCGGCCAGGAGGCCTGGTCCGATATCAAGATGAAGGCCGTCACGGGCCTGTCGATCGGCTTCTATGAGGTGAAGGCCGACCCCTGGGACTTCGCCGCTACCGAGCCCCGGCGGCTGTTCGAGCTCGACCTGCGCGAAACCTCGCCCGTGACCTTCCCCGCGCTGAAGGAAGCGCAGATCGACGCCGTGAAGGCCCGCTTGGCGCGGGGTGAACGGCTCACCATTCGCGAGTTCGAAAGCGTGCTTCGGGAGAAGCTGCGCCTGTCGCGCTCCGATGCCGAGGAAATCGCCGCTCTCGGCTATAAGGCCTGGCTCCAACGGGACGTTGGACCGGGAGGCGAACCGGACCTGGTGGACGTGCTCCGCAACATGCGCAGCGAAATCCCCCCTCTGGTCCTTCCCGACTTCTAACCCTCACCGGAGACGAACATGAGCAAGGCAATTCTGAAGGCCAGCACCGCCGACGTGCGCCGCTACGGCCGCAAGGACGCTGACCCCGACCTGCCCACCCTGGCCAAGGAATTCCGTGGCCTGTCGGCCGACCTCAAGAAGCGCGACGACACGCTGAAGGAGTGGACCGAAAAGGCCGCGGCGGAGATCAAGGAAACCGGCGCGATCGCGGCGGAAACCAAGTCCGCCCTGGAAGCCCAGGCCAAGGCCGCGACCGAGATGGCCGCGCGCCTGCAGGAAATGGAACAGCTGGTCGCGAAGCTGAAGGCGAACGACAACACCCAGACCGGCGCCCGCGAATCCATCGGCGAGAAGTTCGTCAAGGACGAGCGGGTGGTGGAGTTCCTGAAGGGCGGGCTTGGCGCGAAGGGCCGCGTCCAGGTCGGCGTGAAGGCGATCACCAGCCTGACCAGCGGCGACGGCGCCGCCGGCGACCTGATCGTTCCCACCCGCGTGCCTGGCATCATCCGCCAGCCTGATCGGGCGATGACGATCCGGGACCTGCTGTCGGTGGGTCGCACCACCAGCAACAGCATCGAGTACGTGCAGGAGACCGGCTTCACGAACAACGCCGCGCCGGTGGCGGAAGGTGCGCAGAAGCCGGAATCCAGCCTGGAGTTCACCCTGCAGAGCTCGCCCGTGCGGACCATCGCGCACTGGATCCAGGCTTCGAAGCAGGTGCTGGCCGACGTTCCGGCGCTGCAATCCTATATCGACACCCGGCTGCGCTTCGGCCTGGAGATCGAGGAGGAGGAGCAGATCCTGGCGGGCGACGGCACCGGCCAGAACCTCCTGGGCCTGATTCCCCAGGCCACGGCGTTCGACACGAACCGCCGGCGCGTGGGCGACACCCGCATCGACATCGTGCGGCGCGCCATGACCCAGGTGCGCCTGGCCGAATACCGGCCGGACGCCATCGTGTTGCACCCCAGCGATTGGGAGGAAATCGAGCTCACGAAGACCACGGAAGGCGCCTATATCTGGGCCAACCCTCGCGGCCTGCTGGGCCCGACCCTCTGGGGTCTGCCAGTGATCGACACCACGGCGGTGGAGGAAGGCGAATTCCTGGTCGGCAACTTCCGCATGTCCAGCCAGATCTGGGACCGCGAAGACGCCACCGTGGATATCTCGACCGAGGACCGCGACAACTTCATCAAGAACATGGTCACCATCCGGGCCGAAGAGCGCCTCGCGCTCACCGTCTACCGGCCGGAAGCCCTGATCTATGGCGACTTTGACGAGGTGGTCAGCAGCTAAACGAGCCCAACTCCAGTCGGCTGCTGGTGACGGAAGGCCTGGGTTCACGCCCAGGCCTTTTTCGTGCAAAGCTCCGCCCAGCAAACGCAGGAGATACCGCAATGCTGGTGAAGGTTGTCCGCCCTTACGGCGGCGCAGAGGGTCGCAGGGTCAAGCCTGGCACGATCTTTTCGGTGGACGCCGTGGTGGAGGGCTTCACCACGATCACCCAAGCCCGCTGGAAGCAGCTCGACCAGATGCGGCTCGCCGAGAAGCTGAACCCGGGCGAGGCCGCCGCCGCCGCTCCGGGCGCCAAGCCCGCGCCGGAGCCGCGCTCCAAGCCCGCCCAGCCGCGGCGCACCGTCCAGGAGCCGGACAGCAAGCCGCCCTCGACGCCCACAGGCCGCACCCGGGCGCGCCGCCGTTCGCAGGAGGACGCGCCGGGGGAGCCCCGCCCTTTGTCCCGCCGGCGTGGTTCCCCAGATGGCCCCACGGAACAACCTGCGTCATCGTCGCCGGAGGTCCGTCAGTCGGGCTCTGTGACCTTGAAGCAGCGCGGGACCAGGCGGGCCCCGGCGTCCGCTGGATCGCCGTCAACAACGCCGGCCTCCCCGCCGCCGACGCCCGACGCCACGGGGTCAAGCCAGGACCCTGCCCCTGGGCCGACGTCATCTACGCCTGCGACGCCCGCTGGTGGGCCCGCTTCGGGCCCCTTGAAGGATTCGGCGGCCTTCGACTGACCCAGGCGTCGGAACCGCCGATGCGGTGGCCCGGCAAGGTCCATCGCGTCTGGTCACACAAGGGCGTGCCCCACGTCATGCTCGACCGCTTCGGCGAGATCGGCTGGGGGTCCAACGGCGGATTCCAGGCCCTGAACCTGGCGGTGCAGTTCGGCGCCTCGCGTATCCTCCTGGTCGGCTATGACATGAACATCATGAAGGGCCTGCACTGGCATGGCCGCCACGGCGCCGGACTATCGAACCCGAAGCAGGCCTCCGTGGACAAGTGGCGCGCCCAGCTCGACGCCCAAGCCCCGATCTTCGAACAGCTGGGCATTGAAGTGCTGATCGCCTCGCCGCACTCTGCCCTGACCGCGTACAGGCGCGTCGACCTCCTGGAGGCCCTGAGCCATGGACGTTAGCTTCGAAGACGGCGACAACTTCATCCGCAACATGGTGACGGTGCGCTGCGGATCCGGGCCGCTCACCTCCCCGCCGGCGCGGAAGATGACCCGCGACTCCGGGCTGCCCATTCCGATCGAGGACCTGCAGCTCGACCTGCGAGTCGACTCCGACGACGACGTGGCCACCCTGGAGCGCATCGAACGCGGCTGCTGCGACTTCCTGGAGCGCCGCACCGGCTATGTGCTGATGCCGGGGTCCTACCAGGTGGACCTGCCCGGGTGGTGGTGGGGCGAGCTGCAGGTCATGCGCGGCCCGCTGCGCGAATTGCCGACCGTCCAATATCTCGCCGGCGCCAACGACATGCAGGTGGCGGACCTGGCGGGGTTCTATGTGACCGAGGGCGACCGAGACTTCAGCATCCGGCAGCTGTCCACCTTCAGCCGCCCCACGCTCTGGTCCGAGGTCGGCCTGGTGCGCCTGACCTTCGACGCCGGCTTCCATATCGAGCCCGCCAGCGGCGCGAGCGACCCCAGCGACGACGGCCCGCCGATGGACGACGGCCTGCGCACGGTGCTGACCATGTGCGTCGGCCACTACTACAAGAACCGCGAGCTTTTCGAGGCCGGGAAGCTAGAACAGCTCGAGCTGGGCGCCATGGCGTTCCTGGGGACCTATCGGCAATTCTGGTGAGGTATCCCGCCGTCCTTTCCGAGCCCCTGACCATCCAGCGCGCCCTGGACGGCGCGAACCTCGCCCGCTTCGGCGATGGTGAGCTGAAGCTGGCCCTGGGTCACGACGCCAAGTCGCAGCGCCACCACCCGGATCTGGAGAAGGCCTTGCGCCGCGTGCTGCGCGACTGGCGCGGCCGGGTGCTGCCGTGCATCCCGAACATAGGCCGCCGCCAGAGCCCCAAGGAACCCTTCTGGTCGCAGTACCGGGCCGACCGCTACCTCCGCCTCTACGACGCCGGCGGCTTCTACGGCTCCAGCTTCGTGACCCGGCCGGACAGCAGCCCGGTGGGGTTCGACCAAGCCTATTGGGACCTGGTGGCCCGGCTCTGGCGCGGGCGAGAGGTGGTGGTGGTCGGCGGCTCCGGCAAGTCGATCAAGGCGGCCGACCTGGAGGGCGCCACGGGCGTGGAAGAGATTGAGGCGCCCCGGCAGCATGCCTGGGATATGCACGCCGAGCTGCTGGACAGATTGAAGGGCGAGAAGCGCCGGGTGTTCCTCTGCATCGGCGCCACGGCCACCGTGCTGGCCTGGGAGCTGGCCCAATTCCGGGTTCATGCGTTGGACTTGGGCCACCTTGCCATGTTCAAGCGCAAGGTGTCGGCCGGGGAGCCCCTGGTGGTGACGGACGACGACAGGGCGATGCCATGAAGACCATAGACGGCTGGGTCTGCCCCGACCTCCTGAGTGGGCCGGGCAACTACCTGGGGCGGTGCGCCCATGTGGAGCTGGCGCTGGCGCACACGGCCAAGCGCCGGGTGGCGATCCAGGCCGGCGGCCATATCGGCACCGTGCCCTGCTACCTCGCCGGCCGGTTCGAGCGCGTCTACACATTCGAGCCCGACGCCGAGAATTTCACGGCCCTGGCGGCCAACTGCCACGCCCGCCACCCTGGGACCATCTGGGCGGCCCGGGGCGTGCTGGGCAACAAGCGCAGGCCCGTCGACCTGCTGCAGTCCACGAAGAGCACGGGGCAGCATCGCGTGCGGCCTGACGCGCCGGGCTGGACGCCGACCTACCGCATTGACGACCTGGGCCTGGAGGACGTGGACGCGATCTTCCTGGACGTGGAAGGTTTCGAGATCGCCGCGCTCACCGGCGCCCTGGTGACGATGGACAGGTGGCGGCCGGTGATCATGGCCGAAGAGAACAAGCGTGCCCTGGACTTCGGCCACCGGATTGGCGACCTCGAGGCTTTCATGGCCGCCCAGGCCTATCAGCGGGTGCAGGGCATCGCCGACGACCTGGTGTTCATCCCGCTCGACTGACTCCCCCCGCCGTGGTCAAGTGCGCCCCGTTCAACGGGGAATTCGCATGCCGGACCGACAAGACCTGATCTCCGACTCCTACCTGGAGGAACAGCGCAGGCTCCACGCCGACCCGCGCGGCTACGGCGGCAAGGGCCGCAAGTGGGCCATGTTCGTGGACAACGCCGGCTTCCACTACCACCTGTCCCAGATCCTGGACTATGGGTGCGGCCAGGGCTCGCTGGCCACCACCCTGCGCGCCATGGGCTGGGAACACGTCACCGAATACGATCCGGCGATCGCGGGCAAGGATAGCCCGCCGGAGCCGGCCGACCTTGTGGTCTGCACCGACGTGCTGGAGCATATCGAGCCCGACAAGCTGGACGCCGTGCTCGACCATCTGGCGGCCCTGTCGCGGCGCGCGCTCTTCGTGGTGATCAGCCTGGTGCCCACGGCCAAGACCCTGGCCGACGGCCGGCAGGCCCATATCTCGCTGCACCCCGCGGCCTTCTGGGCCGAACGGCTCGAGCAGCACTTCCGCGTGGTCGAAATCCTGGCCGTGAAGCCCGACAAGCAATGGGTGGCCCTCCTGCTGAAAAAGGAACCCGCCTGATGGGCCGCCGCCCCTTCACCCTGATCTTCCCGTATTACGAAAACCCCACGATGCTCGACATGCAGCTGATGCGCCTGTCGATCATGCCGGCGGAGGTGCGCGAGGCTTTGCACCTGATCGTCGTGGACGACGGCAGTCCGAAGAGCCCCCTCGGCGAGTTCACAGCGGCCTGCATGCGTGGCCTTGGCCTGGCTTCGGTGCAGCTCTTCCGAATCACCGTGGACGTGCGCTGGAATTGGATCGCGGCCCGGAACCTCGCGGTCAGCCAGGCCAGCACGGAATGGGTGCTGATGACAGATATCGACCATATCGTGCCCGAGGCGACCATGCGCCGCATCCAGGAGGTGAAGCTGTCGGATCGGAACGTCTACCGCTTCAGCCGCGTCGATGTGCCCGACCTGACGCCCTACAAGCCGCACCCGAATTCCTGGCTGATGACGCGCGCCATGTTCGACAAGATCGGCGGCTATGATGAGCGGTTCTCCGGCTACTACGGGACCGACGGCGAGTTCCGCGACCGGGTGACGGCCGCCTGCCGCGAGGTGGTCCTGCTGGACCAAGCCCTGTGGCGGGTGCCGCGCGAGGTGGTGGCCGATGCTTCGACCACGGCCTATCAGCGCAAGCAACCGGAGGACCGCGAAGGGGTGACGCGGATCCGGCGCGAGATCGCGCAGAGCCCGACGCCCCACCGTGGCACCTTCCCGTGGGTGCGGGTGGTCTAGGTGCTGACGGTCATCACTTTCCTCTGGAAGCCGCCGCCCGGCTACCGCTCCGCCTTCAATGGCAGCCACGTGGACGTGCTGCGCCGCATGGTCGCGCGCCACTACAAGGGCCCGCATCGCTTCGTGTGCGTCACCGACGACGCCAGCCTGATCACGGAGCCCGATGTGGAGTGTTTCGAGCTCTGGGGCGACTTCAGCACGGTGGCGAACCCCAGCGGCCGCAAGAACCCCAGCTGCTTCCGGCGCCTGCGCCTCTTCGCCGCGCAGCCCGGCGCCTTCGCTGGCGATCGCTTCGTGGTGCTCGACCTCGACTGCGTGATCGTCGGCGACCTGGCCCCGCTCTGGGACCGGCCGGAAGACTTCGTCATCTGGCGCAGCACCACGCGCGGCAATCCCTACAACGGCTCCATGTGGATGCTGAAGGCGGGCGCGCGGCCGGAGGTCTGGCGCGACTTCGACCCGGTGTTCTCG